AGACAGGGTATATCATACTGTAAGCAATAATTTCTTCTTGAATAAACTTCATATGTCCAAACCATGGACTTTGATTGCTGTGATGCGTCATGAAGGTTGGCACGCAGCACAGGATTGCATGGCAAGTCTTGATAATGAATTTACTGCCATTATTCATGCAGAAGAAAGTGTTCCTGAAGTTTGGAGAATGATTACTGAGAAAACATATCCTGAACATGCTGTTCCTTGGGAGGCAGAAGCAATGTGGGCAGGAAAGACTCAGGGAATGACTATGAAGGCACTTGAATCTTGTGCAGCAGGAACTATGTGGACTGATTATGAAATGACACCATTGACTAAGGAATGGTTAGTTGATCAGGGATATATTACTGAGTGATGTGGAGAATATGGGCAAAGGCATTAGGGGAAAAATCTGGTAAAAGTAATAAAGAAGCAGACAAGATTGCAGTCATCAGGACATTACTGATGCTGCAAATTGTTATTACAAACTTTTTTATCATTGCTGGAAATGTTAAAAACCTTTGGTTTGATGTTGAAAGTAACACATCTAAACAAATCAACATAAATATCCCAAAGACGGTCACTTGTCAAAGTGTCCACTAACTCTTGACCAAAACTTTATCATCGTCTATACTTACAAAGTAATCAATCAGGAGTTCTGCCAATGTCTGTTGTTTATCCTTTTCAAAAGTCTAAGTACCGTGTGACCCTTGAACTTGATGTGATGGATGATTTTAATCCACACAATCTTGATTGGGAGAAACTTCTTGATGTTCAAGGTGGAGAGAAGGTGTCTGCTTATGTTGAAGATCTTTCCACTCCTGATCGCTTTTTCTCCTGATGAATAAGAAGGAGAGACTAAATAAAACAGTCTCTCCTAATCCTTTTTCTGATGAGAACTTTTCAAGAATTTACTCAACTTTGTGAGGCATATGATGCTGACACAATGAGATCTTCTACAATCCGTAAAGGTGGAGAAGGTGGAAGAATTGGCAGAGATAGAAGACAACATCCTCAACAGACTCGTAGGGTTAAAGCAGTAGGTGGTGGTAAAACTGAACCTGTTGTACAAAAACAGAGAAGTGATTCAGGTAAGGCACGTCCACAATCAACTACAAGTAACAGACAACAGCAACCAACCAAGGAAAGAGGTAGTGCTGAAGTTAAGCAAACATATGCAGATAAAGTAAAGGCAGAAAGAAGAAGAGCAGCACAGGAACGTTCTGCTGCTAAGAAGAGTGGTGGTGAAGTGAAGAAAACCACCACATCTTCTTCAAATCTTGAAAAGCAAGCAGATAAATTACTCACTAAGAAGAAAGAAGAACCTAAAAAGACTGAATCTAAACCACGTCGTCAGTGGAGACATTCTGATGGTGGTAGAATGACAAGGCAGGAAAGAGATAAGGCAAGAAACGCAGAGAAGACAGCAGCAGCACAGAAAACTAAGAAAGGTTCTAAAGAAATACTAGCAAAAATGCGTAGTGATTATGAAAGTAAAGGTGGAAAATGGAATAGTAAGGTTGCTATTCAAATGAGAGCAAAGGCAAAGGCAGCAGCAAAAGCATTAGGAGATTGATTTAACATAAAAAATGTTACTCACCTCCAGATTGTCCTTATAGTGTAAGCACAACACACAGATGAACAATTCCTCTCAAGTCCTTCGTGACCTTCAGGATCTTCGTAAACTTTGGAAAGAACAAAACTATTCTTACACTAAGGAACAGCAAGAAAAGTATAATGAACTGCTTGCACTTCGTCGTGCCTTTATTGATTACTGGAAAGAAAATGATATGGTTTGGGTTGGTCCTTCCAATGTAGGCAAGGCAACAACTGAAACTGAGCAATCTGTTGCTTGATTTTATTCACTAAACTTATTATTTCTTCATCATGGCACAATTTAAAGTTGAAATCCTTGGTAAAAATGGCACACCTTCCTCTAAAATCACATTTGTGAATGTTGATGCAGACACACAATGGGAAGCAAAGGACATCGCCAAGGATTTGTATGGTGGTAGAATTCTAAGTGCAACACAAAAATGGGGGTGGTTTTGAAACATCCAACTAATTCACATATTTTAGATGTAGATCCAGGTAATACTGGGTTTGTTGTAGGAGATAATTGGGAATATGCTGCCATACCATTAGGATTGACAAAAAAGATGGTTGTTGTCTATGACAATGGCAAGACCAAGGTGTGTAGAAATGAGCAATCTGCTAGGAATTTTATAGAAAAGAAGAGAAAATCTAGGAAGAAATAAAGTTACTCACCTCCACATTGACCCTATAGTACAAGCACTTAATTATGGCAAACACTCACCTCCAACATCCTGAAGACACCATTCTGACTGGTGATCTTTCAGTTATTGATGCAATGTATAGTGAATCATTTGTATCAATGAAGATGGATGGTTGTCCTGCCATTGTGTGGGGAACTAATTCTAAGAATGGTAAATTCTTTGTTTGTACTAAGAGTGCATTCAACAAGAAAAAGATCAAACTTTGCTACACTGTTGATGACATCAATCAGCATTTTGGTCATCAAGAATCTGTTTGTGAGATTCTAACTTATTGTCTTAAGTATCTTCCACGCACTGAGAAGGTTTATCAGGGTGATTGGTTAGGTTTTGGCAGAACTGACCATGTAAATCCAAACACTCTGATTTACATCTTCCCTGAGAAGATCTATCAGAAAATGATCATTGCACCTCACACTGTTTATACTATTGAGGGTGAAATGTGGGAAGCAGTTGCTGAACCATTGAAGGAGCACTTTGAGGATAGTGCTATCATCAAGTGGGTTCAACCCATTGTTGATAGGGTTAATGTGGATATTGATCCTCCCATGGTAGAAACTAGGAAAGTGCAGTTTATGACTACTTCAGAGGCATCTCAGGCAGTGCTGAAGATCAATTCAATGATTCGTGATGGTATTCCCCTCACTGACAGCAATTTGTTTGATGTGCTGGGTTGTATCTACCTGACCAACCTGTATCAGTTGGTAATTGAGATGAAGGAACAATTGATGGATAGTCTTATTGTTCACAATGCTCCTGATTGTTATCTTCCCAATGGACAAATGACCTTTGGAGAAGGTTTTGTGATGACCAATGTGTATGGTATGTTCAAACTTGTAAAAAGGGAAGAGTTTGCCCATGCCAACATGACCATGGGGAGGTTTGCAGAATGAATCCATTCAGATTTTGGTATTATGTCTGTCTTGGTGTATTTTTCTCAATAACTATTCAAATGTTCTCACCAGAGAATGAAGCAAATAGAGAATTAGATACTACAGCATCAATACAAAGATTGCAGTAAAATATTACTCACCTTGAGATTGACTCTATAGTACATCCACTTGATTATGAATCTTCGTCCCCATCAGCAAACAGCAATCAATACTCTTCGTGCAAAGTCACTGGGTCAAGTTATTGTTCCCACTGGTGGTGGCAAGACGTTGGTCCAGATTATGGATGCAAAGTGGCGTTTTGAGGTAAAGCAACCCAGAACCATTGTTGTTGTAGCACCTAGATTGTTGCTTGCCAATCAACTTTGTTCTGATTTTCTTGAGCACATTACTAATGCCAATGTGATGCATGTTCACAGTGGTGAGACCAAGCATTTCAAGACTACTAGGTCTGATCGTATCAAACTGTTTGTGTCTATGTGTCACACAGTGCGTGAGCATGTGATGATCTTCACCACATATCACTCTTTGCATCGTATTGTGGAGTCTGGTATTGACATTGACACCATATATTTTGATGAGGCACATAACAGTGTTCAGCGTCATTTTTATGGACCTACTGATGAGTTATCAAAGAAAGCAGATCGTGCATATTTCTTCACTGCTACAAGGAAGACATCTGCTGTAGGACATAAACCAGGAATGAATTGGGTTGAGACTTATGGTGAGGTAATTGCCAGGGTTTCTGCACCTGAATTGGTAGAGGGTGGATATATTTTACCACCAAAGGTGAAGGTGATTGAGATGGATAAGCATCCTGTGAAGATGGTCACTCCTAACATTGATGCAAAGAATATTCTTTCTGCCATTGATGACATGGGATTGAAGAAGATTCTAGTTTGTGTAAAGAGTGCAAAGCAACTGACTGAACTTATGCAAACAGATTTTGCCTATGAGTTAGATCAGAGATATTACAATTATTTGTATATCACGTCAAAGACTGGTGCAATCATCAATGGTAAGAAGGTATCAAGGGAGAAGTTTTTTGAGACTTTGAATGAGTGGGGGAAGGATCCTGAGAAGGAGTTTGTAGTATTACACAGGTCAATTCTGTCTGAGGGTATCAATGTAAGTGAGTTGGAAGGTGTAGTGTTTATGCGTAACATGGATGCCATTGAGATGACTCAAACCATTGGTAGAGTAATTAGGATTGGGCAAAAGTCTAAGACCTATGGAATGCTTTGTGTGCCAGTTTATTCCAATGTGGGAGTGAGTACACAGAAAAGTTTGCAGAGGGTTGTTGACATTGTGTTTGAGCAAGGTGAGATGCTTGATAGT